GCTATCAGTAAAAACATTAAAAGAAAGTAAGCAAATGATAGAGGTAAAGGAGTCACTCAGATCAGAACTTATACTAACACCAGAAGGTAAATTATTAATGGCCGTGATGATCCAGGCCATAACAGAGATATGCGGTACTAATACGCATAGTAGGAAGGTGTCTTACAATTGGCTTATGAAAGAAAAAAACCCTGTAGCTGATATATGTCTTATCTTATCAGGATATGATAGACACCATATTGAAAACATGCTCATTCAAAAGTTTGGACATGATGAGTATTATGCTTTAAAAGGAGACTCATAATGGGAATAGAAACGGCAGCATTATGCCTGGCCCTGGCGGCCTACCATGAAAGTAGAGGAGAGCCAACCTCTGGTCAAACGGCTGTGATGTACGTATTACTTAATAGAGCGCAAAATACTAAAAATGTATGTAACGAACTATACAAACCAAAACAATTTTCCTTTATTGGAAATGTTCAATTAGCTTCCACAATTCAGTTGCAACCTTATATATCTATGGCGTATAATGTGCTGCATAAGAAAGTAAAAGATCCAACTAAAGGCGCTACATATTTTCATAGCAAGAATGTAAAACCTGTTTGGGCCAATGATAAACCAGTTAAAGTAGCGATAGGTAACCACATATTTTATTGAGGTCATTATGAAGACAGAGCCAGTAGGGTACTTGTACGAAGAATTTGATATTAAAACAGGTGAGCTTAAAAAGTCTTACTTGTGGTCGTTTCATCCAAAAGAACTTTCATACTTGAATGACTTAAAAGGATCAACCCATCATATTAAAATAACACCATTGTTTAGAGGCGATAAATTTGAAGAATATAAAGCAATGAATAAATATGACTCAAAACGTCTTGTAGAGGCAAATGGAGGTTTATAGTGTATACATTACTAGACGATAGAAAAAAAGCCGAACAGATAAAAGCATATATGGAAGCGCATCCTGGAGCTATAAGAAAACAAATATACAGAGAATGCCACATTACCAAATATAGGGCCAAGATATTAGAAGCTCAAGGCCTTATTAAATTGCCATTGCCATTGACTAATAAACAGTCTTTGATGAAGGCACGTAAGAAGTCATCAATGTTATTTTATTTATAGGAGGCAGTATGTCAGATAACGTAAACCACCCTAGACACTATAATATCGGAGGCCTAGAAACCATAGATATTATTGAAAGTCGTTTAACTAGAGAAGAATTTGTTGGATACTTAAAAGGTAGTAAGATGAAGTATGACTTACGCTATCCGTTTAAGGGTAATGTAGAAGAAGACTTAGCTAAGTCTGAATGGTTTAAAAATAAACTTATTTCAGTTTTAAGAGATGAAGAAGCTGTGAACCCACCAGAAATTGAAGCTCAATTACAGAGGTTTGATGATGAGTAAAATATATTGGATATTTGTTATTGTAATGGCTGCGCTAGCTATATTCTGGACTGAAAAGTCTTTTAGTCAAACGATCATTGGCCCAGATGGTACTGTAACTGTTTGTACTGTATCTAAAGATATGATCATCTGCGTATGACGTTAGGAATGCGGAATAGTAATGCCAAGTTTATAGACTTTGGCTTTTTATCTGGAATGATCCCAGGTAAAAATATAATGCCGACAAACCTGGATATGGTCGTATGTAAAGATGGTAAAAAATTTTTAGTAGCTGAATGGAAACATGAGAATGAGCCTATGTCATTAGGCCAAAAGATAGTATTAAAAGGTTTAGCTGCCCAAGAAAACTTTACTGTATTAGTCATATATGGCCATAGTGATGATCAAAGAACTGAAGTAAATAACTTTTATCAAGTAACACAAGATAAACTTATTTACATAGATAAAGGCCCAGAAGCATTAAAAAGCTATATAAATACATGGTGGAAACTCAACTAAAACAATGACTTATAAAATAATTAAAAATATTTACAAAAAAGTGTTGACATCATGCTAGCAAATATATAGCATACACATATCGCTAATTTATTATCTACTTGCAGGCGATCAAGAAATTTTGCTAAAGGAGAAAAGCATGACAACATTTAATTATGAAGTATTAGTACAACTTGGCCACTTAAAAGCACTTAAACTTTTTGTAGCTAAAAAAGACGTAAGATATTACCTTAATGGTATTTACGTTGAATTCAATAAATATAACACTATCTTTGTTGCAACTGATGGTCACCGACTATTAAGTACAGCAGTCTATCATAACGAAGTACAGCACGGTAGAGATACATTAGGAGCAATTATTCCTATTGAAACTATTGATGCCTTACTTAAAGTTAAGTCAACCCTAGGTGCAGCTAGCATATCATTAGAAGTTGAAAACAATGTAGTTAAGAAAATACACGTTCTTAATGATGCGGTTAGGTTAGAAGCACGTCCAATAGAAGGTAAGTATCCTGACTTTAGAAGAGTATTTCCTGAGTCAGTATCTTATGAACCTGGTAATTATGACTTTACATATCTTAATGACTTTAATAAGGCCGCAGAATATATCTCTGGCGTTAAGAATAAAAAAGCATCATTAAGCCAAAACGGTCTCAAACCAGCATTAGTTGACCTTGACTGTGTTGACTGTGTAGGTGTTATCTCACCATTAAGAGTTGAGTCATCTATTACAGGCGCACCAAAATTTATATTTGATGAACCTAAAGTATCTGTAAAGGAGGCTGCATAATGACTACAGATAACAAATATAATGGATGGTCTAATTATGAGACTTGGAGAATTCATTTAGAAATATTTGACTATTTTGATATATCTGACTACTCCAAAGATCCATACGACTTATCTAAACAATTAGAAGACTATGTAGAAGAAGTAATATTTATTGATGTACCAGATGGGTTAGCTAAGGACTATGCTGGTGCATTCATAAGACAAGCTAACTTCTATGAAATTGCAGAGCATTTAATTGCGGACTGGAAGTATGATAATGAAGAGGAGGAGGAGGATGAACTTCAACTTTAATGAATGGAAGCACCGGCTGGATCTTGATGATGAAGACTTAATAGACTGGCTTGGGTTAAGTGATGATCAGATAGAGCATTACAAAACTCACAGAGTGCCAAAGTATATTGAAGTGGCATGCAAGTTTATAGAGGAGTGTTATTGTAAAGCATTAGCTGAATTACATATAAATGTACTCAATGGTAGTGAGCCTTATCTCAAGGCTCATTATCCTGCAGTAGCTGCTGCTAAAGGTGCATTTTTATCTTATGCTTTAAATAACTTTTACGTAGACTATGACTTTCAACCTAAACTACTTAAAAGCCTCTTAGACGAAGTAGCTCGTCAACAGGGTTCATATAAGCTCCCTGACCAGCAGCACTAGTATCAAAATAGGCAGAGTCTAGGAGTCCGTATTTAGGACTCTTAGCTACGCCTTTTAATTCTTTAGCTAATTGTTTAGCACTCATTGCACCGTTAGGATCAAACACTAACATACCACCGTTAGGCGTTGCTGATACTACGCCACCTTTAGGGTTTAATTTTTTACCTGCTTCAATAATTTGTTTAGATGATACGTTTTCAAATAAGATACCGTTAGCAGCATCTTTGTTTAAGTTCATAGGTATTTTAGTAAAGCGTGTAGCACCTACACCCCATTGGCCTAGGTCACCACCCATAGACTGAGCGTATTCAGATAATGGCCCAGACTTCTGTATATTCATTATATTAATAGGGCCTAAGTTTTGGCTGTATACTCTATTAAACTCTTCTACGTTACTTGCTGGATCTACCCATACACCTTGTACTTTAGATGGAGGAATGTTTGCATATTCCATACCTTTACCTGCAGCGCCTTGTTGAGCAGTACCATATCTTAAGTCTGATAATGCACGGCCTGATCCTGTTTCATTTGCTTTTTGTAAGATATTAGGTGATGTAGCTTCAATATTAATATTGACCGGTGATAGTTTACGTTGGCCTTCTGCATACTTTAATGCAGCGCCTGGAGCTTTAGCAAGCGTTCCTACAACACCACCAGCAGTTGTTAGGCCGCCTAATAAACCTTGAATAGGGTTTTGGTTAGTATAACCTTGATACATTTCATAAGCGCCCAATGGAATGCCAATAGGAGGATAAGCCATAGATGCACCGGATGCAGCATATTGAGCCATATCTTTAATGTCTTGTTTACTAAGTTGTGGTACATTAGGCAATGGTTTGCCATTGTCATCCACGACAAGTCCTCTTATTACTTTCATTTTTTATCCTTTAGTCATCTAATTCTGGGAGTTCGTAGTTTACAGAGTCAACTGTAATTTCTACATAAAGACCTGACTCGAATGTTAAAGCTAGTACATTCTCATCAAAATACGCTTCAGCCTCTACAATTTTATCTCCGACCAATTGATCAATTAATGGCTGAATTTGCATGATAAACCTTTCTATACTATTTTTCCGATCCACCTACCGTTTGTGTTAAGAACCATAGGCATAAGTTTTGGCTGTCCATTGATAATGACACCACATCCTACAATGAACCTGCTTTTAAAGTTTTTGGCATAGTCAAACGCCATAGACTTTTGATGTATTAAACATCCTACTTGCATACCCCAAATTAGTGCATCTGGGTTACTGTAATATCCAATACTAAATTTAGTGTGGTAGTGGCCCTGGACTGTATTCATTCCATACTGCTGGGCTACCTTTAAAACGTCTGCAACAAGCCCATGTGTAAAGAAACATCTGGAGTTATCACTTAGGGTTATTGTATGATCATCTACCCATTCCCAACCTTTTCCAACGCCTAAAAACTCGTTATAGTCTTTTAGGTATCCTCTAGGCATGCCGTGTTTTAATGCACGTCTATAAACTAATGAGCTATGGTTACTGTGAACCAATGTCATTTTAGGGAATATCTTTTCTAATTCTTTAATGTATTTTTTAGACTGTTCTAATTCATGGCCTGCTGAATATAAGTCTGGGTTATGTTCGTGCATAGATATAGCATGATGATCTAATTCATCACCTATATTTACTACATGGTCAAACTTAAATTGTTTTTTTAGTGCTTTTAAAAATGTAAATGCGTCTGGATGATGGTAAGGAATGTGAAGATCAGATATTACTAATACCGACTTATATTTAGACATAACTATCCTTGATGGTTGTTTTGTCTATTGTACACTAATAATAAAATTACTACCATTATCAATAGCTTAAAATTGTCTATAAAGCATAGCGCATCACAAATAATATACTCTAGCATATTTTAATTGTAGCTGTTTTAGCTTGCTTGAGCTTTTCAAAAAACTTTTTATAAGCTGCTTTAGAGTTCCCTATAAAGTCTTTACCTGACCATGTAGTGCCTACTAATATACATCCTTCAGTATGTGCAGATGTATTGCCTGAATGAATACGAACACCTGTAAAGTTAGGAACGTCTAGTATATGTGGCATATCTTGTTTAAAGCGTACAGATGCGTCTATAATTACTTTATATTCACCAGTAGGAATAGCAGTCTTACCTATGACTTTAGTGCCATTTCTGACTACATCTTCTAACGTGTAACACTCATATACACCGTCTATATACATCTTGCCTATAGTGTGTGTATCTTTAAACTCAAACCTGTTTACTTCAATTAACATTTTTGTCTATATAAGTAAGAGCTTGTGTGAGATATTGCATAGCATACATAAATAGAATAGAGAAGCCCATAGCTACGAATAATAGGCATACGACTAATAATTTAAGTATAGCTAAACCGATAAAGTTAAGTATGTTTAATACTATCATTTAACACTCTTTTTAATGTGTAATAATGAACGTTCACCGAATAAATAGAAACCAACTGCACTTGCAAAGTTATCTACTTCAGATGTTGCTGTACCGTTAAGGTGCATAGTAGCCCATGTTGTTAAAACTAATAAACCAATAGCTGGTCGCATAAGTCTTATGATAGCTTCTACCCATAAGTATGATGGGTTACCACCACCAGCTTCATTCATCACTTTAAAGAAGTCTAGGTCAATTTGTTTCATCTTGACATACTGTTCTATCGTAGCTGGTTTAAATTGGTCAGGTGCTATAAATTTATTAATAAGTGACTTGCCTAAGTCTACAGCAACTGGTGCAAAAGCAGATAATATTGTTATTGGGTCTATGATATTCTCCTTATAATTCTTTAGGATCGTAGCCAAGTGTGTTAGCTACTCTCTTTTGTAGTTTTAAGAATAAACCTTTGTGACTTGTATATTTATCTGTTTTAGGTGCTTCAAGATAGCATATCATGTGGATAATTTCGTGACAGATAGTTTTGATAACTGTATCTAAATGTCCACACTTTGCAGTAGATATAGTAATAACATGAGGTTCACCAGCTTCAGGCGGCTCATATTGTCCGCATATAGTATCGTCATGCACTACTACGAAGTCTACTTTAGATGCAGGCGGTAGTTTATATTCATCAAATACAGGAAATTGTATAAGAGTATCGTACAAATTCGCTATATTATTCTCATTAATGAATGTCATTTGCCAAGCCAGTTGTGCATGACAAATGTAAATAAGCCACCGATAAATGAAGCTATAGTCATACCTGCCCAAAAGCCACCCTTGCTTTTGTTAGCTAAAGCTAGTAGTTCATCCATACCTGCTTCTAACTTGTCTATTTTCTTTTCCATTTGCTCTACTTGAGCTACGAGTTGTCCGTATTTAAATGGGTCGATCTCACTCATTACTAATTCCTTCATTATTGACTATTTAAGATACTTGGGAAGTATCTTTGTTGAGTTGTAGCGCCAAACTTACCAGCAATGCCACCTGTGGTATATGGACTAATAAGTCCTCTTCCACCTCTAGTTAATACGTCTGAAATAACTTCAGATGGTCTGCGTGTAGTAAGTTCTCTAGCAATAGTTTGTAGTCTTGCAGGATCAGTCTCAGTCAATATCTTTACTACTTCGTTAGCTGTTGACTTAAGTTGCTGTTCGTTCATTTGTGTAGCATCCATTTTAAGAGCATTAAATATTAAGTTTTGTGCGTCAATATTTGGTGCTTCTTGTGCAATAGTGCCACGTACTGCTTTAGCTGCTTCTTGTCTTGCTGCTGTTTGTGATCCAGCTAATACTTGACCAGATGTAGCTTTCATTTCCATTTCTGTTTGGAAGTTTTTAATAAACTGGTTAAATTTGTTTTGGCCCAACTCATTATCTGGGAAAGTAGCTTTAATAAGCGCTACACGTTTAGGATCTTTAAGAATATTACGTGCTACGTTAGCCGTCATAGGTACAACTGTATCTGTAGACTGTCCACCTACACGCTCAATAAGATCAGACATAGCACCTAGTCTAAATGCTTCTTTTTCAGATGTAGACATCTTTTTAATATCAGCTTTTAATTGGTCTGGGTTAGACTTTAAGAATGTTCTACCTGACTGCATTGCATCCATAGTAGCTGTGTCATCTGCCCAGTAATTACGTGCTGACTTATAAGATGGGTTATTCTTATCAATATAGTTTAAGAATTGCGCTCTAGTATCTTTAATAGAGTTTAATTGTGTATTACCAATGCCACTAGATGGTGACTTGCCTGTATATACAAGATCATCTAAACCCATTTTAACAAAGTGTAAAAACTCTGTATCTACTGCAGGTACAAGTTTATTATCTGCTGTGACTAACTGACCTTGTGCATTTACTACTACATTAGGTACTTTAATACCTTTTTCTTGTGCAATATTAACACCTCTTGCATACGCTTGTTGTACGCTTGGACGGCCTAATAAGTCTGTAAGTTCTCTATTAACTGGCACTTGCTTTTTAAAAGCATTCTCATACATCTTTTTACCTAGATCAGTTCTAGCTGCTTTAAGTGCATTAAACTCATCAAAGAATGATGCTGTAGTACCAAATGCTTCTTGCAAGTCTGAAGTTAAGCGTGCTGAAAGACCTTTATCACGTTGTTCTAAAAACTTCTTGGCTGTTTGTTTTGCTGGTGATGGAATAAGACTTACTGCATCTAAATAAGCTCTAGTATTAGGGCCAATATCAGCTAATGTATATGGTTTGCCGGCATTTTGAAGTACTGTATTAATAGCTTCATCTACTGAACCTACATCAGACTTTAATGCTTCTTTGACAAGGTTTCTACCAGCTTGTAAACCTGTTACATCTGGATCAGCAAACATAGACTTAATAATAGGTTGAGATACATTTTTAACAACTCTAGCACCTAATTGTAATGCAGGAGCTGCTGCACCACCAGCTACACCGCCAATTGCTGTAGAAGTTAATTGTTCTGTTGGACTACCTTCTCCTGCACCAAAACCACCAATTGCACCAGACTTAAACCCTTGTAAAGCAGCTTTACCCAATGTTAATGGAGCTGTAGTACCTTTACTAATAATGGCAGGAATAGCACCACCTACTACTTGTTCACCAATAGATCTAATTGGCTTTTCTGAAGCTCTTTGCTCTAGTGCTAAACGCTCTAAACCTACACCAGCTTCTCTAGGCGTAATTTCACCGTATCCTGCTTCTTTAGCTGCTTTAGAAATAACACCAGGCTTTTTTCCAAAGACAGAGTTAAGTGTACCTAGCAATTCATCTGAGAAATTTAATGTAGCGCCTTGTAAATACTGTCCAATGCTTTGTGGTGTCACTACACCAGTCTCAATAGCATTTAAAACTGTTTCACCTTGCTTACTTAAATTACCTTGGTCTCTACCAGCAGATAAGTCAAAATACAGTTCTTGTATGACTGCTTTTGGATCTTGAGCCATTTCTATTCCTTAATTATTTGAATAAGATATTTTTGTTTTTAATAACGCCTGTATTGCTTTGAACCATGCCTGGCAATTGTGACTTAATAGCAAGTACATCTGGAGCAGTTCTAGCTTGTAAGTCTTTAGTAAATGCCATTTTGTCTTTAAACAATTTAGCTCTAGCTTGTGATGGACTTGTTTCAATAAGGCTAGCATTTTTAAGTTGCCAGTCTGCTGTCCATTCTGCAAGAGCTGCATCACGTTTAGCGCCAATTTCAAGTGCGTTGATAAGTAATAAGTTACCTTCAGGTGTTTTACCAATATTAGGAGCTGAATCAACAATAAATTGTAAGTCTGTATTAGTTGGGTTAGCTCCAAGTTTTTTAACTTGAGGAATAATAACGCCTTTAGATAATGAGTCAAACTGTTCAAGTTTAGAAGTAGACTCAACATTAAAGCCTGGTACAAGTAATTGGCCTGCCTTAGAAATTGTTTTAGCTGCTTCAGCACCAGTACCTGTTCTTACACCTTCGTTAATTAAATTTCTCATTGATGAGTATGTTGGCAATGTGCTTTGTGCATCCATACCAGCATTTAAACTACCTTCAAGGTCTTTAATAACATTAGATGCAAACTCTTTATTAGATACGTTAGTAACCACATTAGTTTTTGGCGCTCTAAGGTTAGCCATTGTTTTAGCATATTCAAGAAATTGAGGGTTTTCTTGCGCAAACTGAAACTCACGTACATCCGTAGGCAATGCTTTTAGATAGTCTAATTGAGCATCTCTTAATTCTTTTTGGATCTTAAGTTTATTCATTTCATTTTCGGTTGCTGTATTAAAAGCACCTTGTGATGCTTGCATACCACCTAAATATGACTTAGCAAGATATGGTATAGGTGAGCCATAGCCTTGGTTTTTAGGAGTAGCTAAATAAGTAGCTCCTGCTCCAATAAGACCAGATAATAATGCTTGGTTTTTTAACTGTTCTTGTTGAGTAGAAGTTAATAAACCGCTTAAGTATTCAGGTTGTCTAGCACCAAATATATTCATGCCACTAAACAAATTACCTAAACCAGTTCCTGTATCAAATAGTGCCATAATTAATACCTTCCATAAACTTGTAAACCACCATAGCTAGGTGATAGTCTAGTTAAAAGTTTTTCATCTTGACCTAAGCCAAATGATGGAGCTGGTCTTTGTGTAATGGGAGCTGCAGGAGCTACTGGTAAATTAAGTGGAGGAGCTGGTTGGTTTAATGCTTGATAACCTTGTAGTCCTGCACCAATAGCTTGGCTAGGGTTAGCTTGCGCCCAGTCAGATGCCATAGTACCAACGCCTGTTATTTTGTCCATGGCTGTTGGAGGTGTGTAATTAAATATTTTAGATGTATCCATAGCGCCTAATGGAATGCCAGTAGCACCACCAGCTAAGTTTGCTGTAGTTAAATTAATACCGTCAGCAAATGCGCCAGTTGTTGTAGTTGCAGGTATTGCTTTACTTCCAATAGCACCTAAATTAGTACCTACTCCTGTTGTTGGAACTTGACTAAACAAATTATTAATACCCATGCCAGGAGCAATTGCAGTTCCTGCAGCGTCTGCGCCAAGTGATACACCTGGAGTTACTCCACTAGAGAACATATCAGCAATTTTACCGCCTAGTAAACTATCTGAACCACCAAATAAACCACCTGTAGCACCACCTAGTAAAGCACCTTTAAGAGGGCTTTGTCCGGTAATTGCTGAACCTACAGCGCCTACTCCAGCGCCTATTAATGTTGGCATACCCATATTAAGATACCTTTCCTACTAAATAGCAAATAGGCTCTAAGATAGCACGATAAATACGACCTAATGTGTCTCTCTTATTCCCACGCATTTGTTTATAAATATCAGCAGTTCTATGTCTAGCAATATGTGCTAATACATTGCGTACTACTTTGTTAAGTTTACCATTACCTTTAGCAAAGTCTACTAATGGTAAGAATAGTGTGTGATAACCTTTTTCGTATACTTTAGCGTTTGGCATGTTAGCTGAATGTTTGAGCCAAATTGCATTACGGAATGATCCGAAACCATAAGCCTGTTCATTCATCATAGTACATACTATCTTACCACCGCCACTTTGTTGAGACTGTGTAGTAGATACTTGACCAACAGGAGCGCCATAAGCTGCGCCAAGGTATGCTTGAAGTTTTTGATATGGTTTGTTTTGTTCGAAGTTAAACTTATCAATAGCAGCTTGTAGTGCTGTTTGTTGATAGTTTTCTGTAGTTTTACCTACGTTAGCTAATTGTTGAATATCTGCATAGTCAGCAGCAGCCATTTGAGGTGCGTTAAATGCAGAGGCTTGTTGCGCTGCACGTTCACCTGCATAATTAGCATAAGCAAGATCACCATATTTATTAGTTAATGTATTAGCCAATGTTTGTGCTGCTCTGTTTTGAATGTCAGCAGATACATTTGAACCATAACGTCCTGCTAAAGACGCAGTACCTTGTGCTGCTCTAATAGCGTCATTATATGCTTGTGTAGCTTCTTGTGTAGGCCCTCTTAATGCAGCACTTAGGTATGGGTTACCAGCAGATAAATATTGACCTTGAACTGTACCTAATTGTTGTTGTTGAGCTGCTTGTGATAATGGACTACCTGCTAATGCTCTATTTTGAGCTGCTTGCAATGCTAAAGTAGTTTGTTGAGATGGGCTGACATAAGTTTGACTAGGGAAATATTCTGGGCCAGGTTGTTGGTATAGGCCTTTAGCTTCTTGTAAACCATATTCTACGAATGGTCTTACAGTAGGATCTAATTCAGACTTAGTAGTAGACGTACCACTACCTCCGCCTCCTGATCCACCGCCACCATAAAATGTAAATGACTCAACTAAACCTGTAAGCCAATTAGATAAATTCAGTAATTTCATATTGCTTTCCTTAAAGTGTATATTCCCATGTTTGAGGTCTAAAACCCATTTTTCTAGCATTACGTTCCCATCCACGTCTTGCAGATGTAAATGTAACTTTAGACTTACCGCCTTGTTTTGCTATTGCTTGTATTTCTTGAAATGCTTGGTGAAATAATGACTCATCATACAATGTTGACCATGTGGCCCATACATGAAGAGCATTGCCTATTGGTTGAAGTACTACAAAACCTACTGCTTTATTGTCTACAATGCCTAAAAACAACATTGATCTTTGCTCATAACAGTCACAATAAATGTCTTCTACTATCCATTCATTATGACCTTTTGCTCTTATTAACTCTAAACCGTGTTTAATGTAGTCCCAATGTTCTCTTAATTTATCTTTAGGTATGTAGTGTAATATCATCCTAAAATTATATCACGCTACGACTAAATACCTGTATGTCTTTGTAGTTAAAGTATTAGCTGGATGTGTGATAACTGCACTACCTTTAGTAGTAGAACTTATCCAAACACCGCCAAATAAATTAGAAGAATAACCATCACCAGATATATAGTCCATAGTTATAATAACGCTAGGAATATTAGGTCTTGTAGGTGAAGTTAAACTAGTAAATGCTGTAATAGTCACGTTAGTACTTGTAGTACTCCATACGACTTCTATATAGTCATTAGCAGCTAATGTAGCAAAGTAATTAAGTGCAGCAATAACGTTATATGGGTCTGAAGCAGACTTTCTAGGTGCTAAACCAAAACGACTATTAGAACTAGGTATATCAACACCATTTTTTCTAAACCACACGTCTACGTCTTGTGTTGCATTATCTAAACTAGATAGTTGAAGACTAAACTGTATATTGTAAATACCAGAATATAGTACTTTTAAATGTGAATTACTTAATAACTCTATACCTTCTTGAAAGTCTGTAGTATCTAAGTCAATAGGATAAGCTGTATTAGCTAACGCAGCACTATGTGTTGTAGTATTTTGCCATGCACCATAAGGTAATGCAGTATTAGCAGCGTCTGCAGCAGTAGCAGTAGTTGCCATTAATAATACGACTGAGTTATAACCTATACGTTCATCATAGATAGTTGTAGTAGTAGCACCACCTGCTGCTAAAGTAATTTCTCCTGTGTTATTAGACTTACCTTCTACTAAATTGTTTACTACTTCTGAAACTTCTCTTGGCGTACCACCTTGCCAATTCAGTTTACGATACATGTCCCTAGACATTATCTACCACCGCTTTGTGTATAGTCTACGTCTACAGAAATAGCATGTGTCCATGTGCCTGTAGGTGTCACTCTAATTCTGTGATAACGACCATAAGACCTTAATGGACATCTTCCATCTGAATTTTGTGTAACTGTAGGTTTATAATTAACTGCATCATCTAATTCTTTACGAGATGCAATGGCCATAGTCACAGCACCGTTATCAACTTGCGCTCTACCATTAGTGACTACAGAGTTATATCCAAATTCCATTTCACCCACTACTATAGATGCTGTGGAGTTAGAACCAGTAAATGTAGCAATTTTAGCACCGTCTGCACCACCAAATAAGAACTTACCACCTGACCAAACACGTGAGTCTAAAGATGCAGGAAGTGAGTCTATAGTGCCATAAGCATCTAAACCTTCTAATGTGATAGAGGATGACGCTAGAGATACAATATAGTCTACTGTAGTGTCAGCAGATGACCATTTTTTAATTAGCCAATTGTAAATAAGTAGTGATCTTCCACCGTTAGTATTAGGATAATTCCATACTACAATATTACGAATTGGGTCAATAGCAGCACTAATAGTGTCTTGTTGTGCTAAAGCCATATTTTCGTAGAAGTATTCGTCTATTTTATCATTACCAATGTTCATAACATTAGTACCGTCACACATATAAAAACCATCATCCGCTAGGAAATATGTATTAGGGCCATATTGTGTTACTGATCCTGGCGTATTACATCCTAAATTACGTGAGATAGCGTCAAACTGGAAGAATAACGGTGAACCAATATATGACATACGGTAAATAGCACGTTCTAGTAGAACGATACCAAATTCACCACCAGTAATACCTGTGATATTACCACCTTCGGCAATTATCTGATAGTCGGCTTGTGAAGCACCACCTGAAGTCCAGTCTGTTTCGTCATTAACATCTGACCATTGTAGTTTATTAGGTGTGCCATTTATATTAGCAGCTACTACAAAGTCACGAACTACTGTAATGTATTTAGCTATAGGAGCTGTAGCAGATACGTCTGCAAAAGCACTAGAAGCTCCTACGTACCATGCTTGTATTTTATCGTCATTATTAGAAGCTAATACAGCATTACCAAACTGTACAAAGCTCCAACGATCTGCACTAGAATAACCACCTGACTTACTTACATCTACTAAACCTGCAGTAGCTGGGTTAAACTTAAATAATTTAGTTTGACCGCCTGCAAATAATACTGTGCTTAATTCAAATTTAGCAGCAGTTACGTTATTTAGGTTTTCACTTGCAGCAGTAGAATAGTCAGCAGATAAAGGAAATGGGCCATAACCAATAGTCAAAGGATAGACGTTATTGGCTTCTAGTAATACTCCAGTAGTCGTAGGTTGATCCGGCAACCATTCCGTAAACGCTATTCTTTGAGTAGCCATTCATTTTCCTTAAACTGTTACTTCGTCCCAAGATGTTGTTTCTTCATTCCAAGTATATCTCTTACCGCCTGTAGGATAGTCTACAGGTGCTTTCCATTGTGCATTTTCATTTAAAGTCCATGAAGCATAGGGTTGTGGTGGTATAAATGCGTCTAGCTCTGCATCGTATTTATAGCCAATACCTGCGTAGTTTTTACGAATGTTACCGTTGTATGAAGTTTGTTTCCAGCGACCACCAAGTAAGTTAGTGCAGAACTCAATGCCAATAGCTTCGTTCTCTACACCGTCTTGGTCGGCTGTGTCTTGGTTAGCAACTACAATTACTTGTGTTACTAAGTTCTCATCGTTTAATTGTGCAAAATGTGCCATGTTTTCTCCTGTTATCTTGCTAAAGCGTTTTTAAATGGGTTTTCTGCGAAGGCTGCGTAGATGTAAGTTCCACCTGAAGCATTTAAATATGAGTCTGTATTTCTTAACTTAAAACCATTAGATAAATAGTCTATGTCAAAATTACTTTCTGTGTTTGCTGCTTGTGCTTGTAATTGTTTATTTGCAGATGGGTTTGCAGAATTATATCCATCTCTTTTTGAGTCACCAATTAACCATACATTTGCAGCATCAGTTCTTTTTAACAATATATAACTTGGTCTAAACCCTGTATAAATAAACGGACCATCTGTAGAACCATTACCTGTGTAAGAACCAAACTTACTAAACCCTGCTATTTCTGCCCAGCAATAACCAACCATTGTAGAGCCGTTAGTGTTTAATGCGGCACTTGTTCCCACAGTAAATACAGTTGATGTTGGGCTTGTATTATTCCATGCAGTAACACTTGTTGATGTTGCATTTGTTAAGTCTAAAAATACGCGACCTGTATTGCCAATAGATTTATGATAAACTGACCAATTATTTCCTGCTGCACTTCTTTCTTTAAATATCATCATAGCTGGTGCAACACCAAGACCATGACCTATAGTAGCACCATTTACTCCATTAGCAGTCCAAGATACCACACTAAACCCAGCAGTTGCGTTTACAGATACAGTAGACGTAATAGAGCCTGAAGTGTTAGATGATGTTGAACCTTGACCAGCTTGCCATTGCCAACCTACTTGAGTTCTACCAGCAGTATTATTAGTTCCACTATCACCAATGTTTAAAGTAAAGCCATTAGAGTTAAAGGTATTAATAAAGTTATCTGTTCCCTCTGCATTAGTAGCATTAGAATATAATGTTTTTGAACCTCCACGAACACTATCAACTAAATTATTCCATGTGCCAGCAGTATCTCTATTCTTTATCCATACCAAGTCAGGTTTAAACTGACCAGCATTAACAATAACATTAGACGCTGCACCATTTTGTGTATATAGCGTTGCATCCATATACTTATTACCTTGCAATATAGTAGGTGTAGGAAGGTTAAATGTGTTTAGTGCTACAAAGCCTGTAGGTGGTGTGTAAGAGAATGGGCGTTGTCCAAAGTTAATGTTAGAAACAATGTTTGCACTAGTGCTAGAAATACCTGATGAAACACCAATAGACCATAAACTAGAAGTTGATAAACCTGTAAAAGCTGTTCCTTGACTTGTATTATTTTTATAAAAAGTAACTGTTCCAGCGTCTGCATCAAAAGCAATACCTATAATATCATTATTAGTATATGAAGCACCATAAGCAGTTGCACTACCAGCATTATATTTATCACCACCTTGATTGTATCCGTATGAATTTGTAGAGCTACCTAAATAAGAAGCAACTACACTTGTTGCATCTTCTGACCTACATAAACCTACCATACATCCGCTTAAACTTCCTGATGCTGTAGTAAATGTTACTTCTGCATACCATTTTCCACTTGGAACATAAATTGTAGATAAACGACTTCTGTTAGCCGCAGAAGTTGTCATGGTTAAGTTTGCATTAGACAATGTCATATTACCTGATGTTGTTGGGTCTAATGGGTCTAACACAGCATAATTAGCCACAGTCGCACTTGTATTAGTAGGCACGTCTGTCATAGCATCATACGTTGTGCCAGCAGTTAAGCTAATATTGTTAGTAGTCCAATTATTGCCATTAGGTGAACTGTCATAGCCTAATGTTGTAGTGGATGTTGTGTTGCCAAATGTTAGGTAATAACCGTTAGTTCCGTATGTTCCTTTATATAGGATAGGTTTCCATACACCATTAGCGTCATTATTCCCAAAGTAATAGGGTTCTAGTGCTTGACCGTCAATGAAGTTAATGTCAGCCATGTAGCCATCAAAAAACCTATCAGTAGAACTTGTAAGAAGAACTCCGCCTATTCTTGCTGGATAAGAAGGTGTGTTTATTAATATATTAGTATTTTGAGTTGGATATGTTGCTGATGAAAATGCAGTTACTTGGTTTCCATTAATATACATTTTCATTCTATCTGCAGCTGTTGCTTGAGTAGTATCTGCATTTATAACAACATGATACCAAGCTGAAGGGTCTCTAAATACTTGAGTGGTTGTAAGCCCTCCACCAGTTCCTAAATCAAAAATAAATGTGTATGTTCCGCTAAAAGTTTTCCATAATAATGATGGATTAACCCCAGCCGCTGCATTATCAGCACTTGCCCAAATAAATTTATCTACGCCTGTAGCAAAACTTCCTAATTTTACCCATGTAGATAAAGTAAATTTTTGTTGGCTTCCTGTAGCAGTAGGTGTTCTATTTAAGTATGCACTCGCACTACTTCTAAACCTTAAAGAGTTATTTAGGTTATTTGTTAATGGTGTTAAAGCACCTGTAGAAGTAAATGTGTGGATAGTATTACCACCTGATGATGTGACTAGACCTCCATTAAATACTTGTGATCCAGCGTATGAGATGATAACGATACCAGAGCCACCTGACTGACCATTAACTGCAGTAGCTGGGTCACCTGCTGTTCCGCCTGCACCACCACCTGTGTTTGCAGTTCCTGGTGTATTACCTGTATTACTTGTTCCAGCACCACCATTACCGCCACCACCGCTACCTCCTGTGCCAGCTGTTCCTGATGAATAAGCACCTCCGCCTCCACCACCTGCGTAGAATGTAGCTGTGCCTGAAATGCTAGATGAAGTTCCTACACCGCCACCACCGCCTGTAATTGTAACGGCTACTGAACCTGCAGCTCCTGAACCTCCGCCACCACCACCAGCGTTTACACCATTACCACCATTATTACCTTGTCCGCTTGTGCCAGTGCCTCCAGCTCTTGTGCCTTCACCACTACCACCACCGCCTGAACCACCATTAGCACCTGGTCCTGTAGAACCACCTCCACCACCGCCTCCTGTAGAAGTTAATGTCGTTAAGCCTGTTCCTGATAATACTGAATTACTGCCACTTGGTGCTACACCTGAAGTAGTGCCTCCTGCACCACCAGCACCGACTGTGACAACATAGGTTGCACCTGAATAAATAGTTGTTGAGCCTGATAATAGTCCACCAGCACCTCCACCACCATTACCTGCATATCCGCCTAATTGTCTAGCACTACCACCACCACCAGCTACTACTAAATAACTAGCTGTAATAGGTGTAATAGGGCTTAATGTGCCTGAAGATGTGAATGTGTGTATTTGTTTACCACCTGAAGTAGTAATTGTGCCACCTACGAATTTAGGTGTAGCAGATGTGTAAGATATGATGACTATGCCTGAACCGCCAGAAACGCCAGCAAAATTTCCTCTACCTCCGCCTCCGCCACCGCCAAGATTAGCAGTTCCTGCTGTGCCTGAACCTGAACCGCTACCTGCTCCACCGCCACCAGAACCTCCGCTACCGCCTGTTCCAGCATTGGCTGAATATCCGCCTCCACCTCCGCCACCGCCAGCATAAGTTACAGATGAACCTGATATAGAAGAAGCAGAACCATTACCACCATTACCTCCAACACCTGTGCCTGGAACAGGGCTACTACTAACTGAAGCATTTGTGCCTGCTGCACTTGCTCCACCGCCACCACCACCTGCTGTACTACCACTATTTGTTCCTGTACCACCATTATTTCCTTGGCCTACAGTTCCTGTTCCGCCAGTCCCATTTCCACCAGAAGAGGAGCTACCTCCGCCGCCTGAACCTCCATTTGCGCCATTTACTTGTGAACTATCGCCACCACGACCACCGCCTGTTGAAGTTACTGTACTAAGACCTGTGCCAGATATAATTGAATTAGAACCTGATGTTGCTGTAGCTCCACCTGCACCTACAGAAATAGAGTATGTATTTAATGTAGATAATGTAAACGTAGAAGTTAAAAGACCACCACCACCGCCACCACCATGAGCATAAGATGAACCTCCTGTAGTTCCGCTACCACCACCACCTGCTACTACGAGATAGTCAGATACTACTTTAGTTTTATCTGCGGCTGATAGAATACCATAAGCTCTTGCGGCTTGTACGGCTAGTCTTGACAATAATGACATTGTTAATTCCTATTTGAATTGTGTTTGAGCTGCGAATACTGTAAATGTTGCTGAACCTGTCTTCACGATAGTATATGAGTAAGCGTCAATTCCTGAAGCATTACCGCTTGACCATGCTGTGCCACCTTGATATTTAGGTGTGACAGATGAACCGTCAATAGTGACTGCATTATTGTAATATGCAGTTGCACCTTGTGATACTAAAAATACAACTGTGATAGCTTCACCTGTAGCCATAGCTGTATCTAAAGATGTGCCACTTGATCCTCTGAAATTTACAGTCCAATTCGCACTTGCATTTGTTGTATAGTATAACACAGACTGTGTAGTTACATCATAATTAATAGTGCCTGTGGCTGCAGTTGCAGATACTGTCACCACCTCTAAAGCGTTTGTAAATTTAGATGCTAATACTGAAGATGTACCTGTAAATATTTGTTTAGGTGTAAATGTATTTGTACCTGTATAACTTGGAATGTCTGTGCCAATAGCAAGACCTAAAGCTGATCTAGCTGAAGATGCTGTACCTGAACCTGTACCACCTGCTGTAAGAGGAATAGTGTCTCCACTTACACCTGACTGCAAGTCTTTAATTTGTGCCATTAGAGTTCTAATAGCATTATTTATACCTGAAGGTGCGCATCCTTCATCAATATCAATACCTGCAATGTCTGTGTTTAAGTTTGCGCCAGCACTTGTTGAGTCGTACTGACTAATTTTATCTTTTGCCATTTTTTACCTCGTAATTAAATTTGTGACCATGTATTGCTACTTGAACTTGATGCTGTCCATGTGTCTGAACTTGGAGTAATATCAGTCCATGAACTAGCTCCTGCTGTTACTTCTGTCCAAGTATCGCTACTTGGTGTTACATCATTCCATGACTCTGATCCTGGAGTGGTTGGAGACCATTCTTCTCCTAATATCTTACCTAAACCTGTTACTGTAGCATTGCCTGTAATGTTTCCTAGGCCCAATAGTATAAAATTTGGGTTACCTACTAAACTTGCTGTACATAGAATTTCACCATCACCAGCATATTCAACACCACCAAGGCCTACTAATAAAGCATAACCCTCTATAGAACCGTCAAATGTTCTAATTCTGTCACCAGAACCTGTGACTGTGGCATCACCTGTAATAGAACCTGTAGATAGTCTATAACGAACACCATTTCCTGTGACAGTAGCATCTGCTGTTATTGCTCCAGAGCTTGTATAAATAGCGCTAGGACTTCCAGAAACGCTTGCTAACGCATTTATTTCACCTGACCCTACTGCTACCCTATTACCTGCTCCAATGACTGTGGCAAAGCCTGTAATTGCACCACTATCAAATGTAATTCTTGATGCTTCACCTTCTAATTGAGCATTAGCAGTAATTGCACCTTGACCTGTAGATACACGAATACCATTTCCTGATACTGTGGCATCACCGGTAATAGCACCTGTGCTTGTTCTTAGTCTTACTGCATTACCTGTTACACTTGCATCAGATGTAATAGCACCTGTGGATAAATTAATACAAGCTGCATTAGTCCATAATGGATCATCTAGCGAAATAGCTAGACTATCCAAACTACCAAATGCGTCTAATTGATCTAGTGTCCATGGCCCACAAATAGTAGTACCATTATCATAAAATGTATTATCTAAACTATATGGTACATTTTCCAAACTACCATAAACGTCTAGTTGCTCTAGCGTCATTGGTACTGGCATAATTTACCTTAAGCTAATGTTACTGAGACTGAACCTACTGCGAATTTAAAAATGTCGCCTGTGTCAATTGCTTTTGAAGTAGTTAATGGTGAATGATATAAAAGGTTACCACCTGAAGCAGCATCATTAATACCAAAGTATGCAACTGTTCCCCATGATCCTGTGGCTTGTGGGAATTCTACTGCAGCGTCATTTAATATTTGACCTGAAGTACCTGAAGCTGTAGCAAATGTAATTTCAGTTCTTGCATATCCGTTACCTGATACTTCTGAACCGCTACCTGCATCTGTAGGATCTGTTGTCCATAGTGATACATATACATTAGCTGGTGCTGTGTATGTTGTACCATTTAGAGTAGCATTTAAAAGTGCGTTCTCTAAGTAATTGCTCATTTCTGCCATAATATTGTCCTTATCTTGGTGTTACGCTTAGTGAAGTGTATGGGTATGTTTGGCCCAAGTCGCTTGTCTTAATGTTTGCAATTGCTCTGTCATATAAAGCTGACCATGTTTGAATACGTCCATCATTCATGAGGTATGGCTCTGCTTCCGCTAGAGTTGCATATAATAAAGCGTCTGGGTAATTAGCTAGATATAAGTTACTAGCTGTTGATGTTGAAATAAATGTAGGTTGTCCATAATAAAGTATTTGAACAGTCATTGTAGAGTCAAATATTGGTGCAAATTGAAACTCTGAACCTAACATTGTAAAGTAATATGGCATACCTGAAAGTGTAGTTTGACCATTCTTAAAGAATAGATCAGGACTTTGGTATTCAACTCTAATAACTGGGTTACCTTGTACATGTATCTCTCTTACTTCTAACATGTCACTAGGTAAAGCTATTGTGCCATCACCTGCTGTAGATGTAGCAGTAGCTACTTTAAGCATTTTTTCAGTTCTTAAGTCACGACTCATTCTAATTTGTGCCATTTGAATGAAGTCTGGTATTTGTGAACTTAAGTCTGTGCGAGCCAAATAGTTTTCAACTACTGTCACAAAATTGGAGTAGGTATTTAAAGCCATTTAATTTCCTTAAAGTTTTTTCAGAAAGACAAGGCATCCATTAGCCATGGATACTTGCTTTAGAATGGTAAAACGCTTAATTAATTTTTCACTCCACCATGCTAGTGGTTGTTGAATTAAGTGAGCATTACGACCATCTGGTAAAATTTTTTGTGCTGGGCCTGTATGTATTGTAAACAGCCCATATTTATCTACGACTCTTTGCAAGTCATCTAGTACATTATCTAATAATTCTGGTTCTATATGTTCAAGAACGTCTATACATGTAACAAACTCACATGGTTCAGGTGTTTGACTCCATAGTGGGTTACTTGGTTCATAAGGTGTGTAATTTACTACACATTTTATTGCTTCTTTTAACCTACATTTACCAGCACCATAGTCTAATAAGTTAGTAATGTTATGGTTTTTAATAATTTCATCAACAATAGGTGCATAAGCAATACTTGCTACACCATATCCAGGGTTTTCATGCAGTTTAGCCTGCATTTCTCTGTATTCGTTAGAAATTAAGTTGCTCAATGACTTCTTTCCAGGTTCTATCGTCTTGGTAAATTAGTCTCATGTGGCGATACCATGGCATGCTTGGTTGTCCGTAACGCCATTGGTGATATTTAGGTACTAAACACCATGTTTTTACACCTAAAGCTGCTGAGCAATGCAATGCTGTAGTATTTACACCTAAAACCATGTCACATTCTGCAATTAATGCTGCAGTATCGTCATAATTTTTTGCGTCTGTTGCAAATTCAAAGTATTTTACACCATCTAATTTGCGTTCTACGCTATAGTCTAGGCTTACTAACACAGTATCTTTGAGTTTTAATAGTGGCTCAATGTCTTCTTGTGTAAGTGTACGGCCTTTAGAGTTATTCCTGAATGTACCACCTTTAGTTGTGATACCAATAACCTTTTTACCCCATGAGTCAAACAATGCACGCCACATTAAACGTTTCTCAGGATCAGCTTTTAGAAAAGGAGTCCCAGGAAAAGACTTACTGTTTGGTCTGAAAAACTGAGGTAGTCCACCAATTGCGCATCTTGCATCAATTGTAGCATCATCTACCCACCTCGCATCTTCTTCTTTACGTGTCCCATATACTTCTGCATTTGGAAAACTTCTTTGAAATAATGTTTCTAACCTACTATCGCATTCAATGTATACTTTCTTACTAATTGCTATAGCATCTGGTACACATGAAGCATAAAATATTTCATCACCTAGGCCTTGTTCACCATAGATAACTAAATTCTTATCCGGTGATCCATCCCACTTAACTTCATCTTTATAAACTATCTCTTTACGGAATTTACCACCTAGTGACTTATCCCATTCTATCCAACCTTTTTCCCATTCACCTTTTGCTAGGTAGCTATGAGCTAGGTTTAATTGTGCGTGTATCTCTTTAGGATCGCATTCTAGGGCCATCTTAGCAGACTTCTCTGCATCATCCCAACGTGACATTTGAACTAATGATGCTGAAGCATTAGAGTATGCCATAGCGTAATTAGGATCTAGTTCAGCAGACTTTAAAAAGTATTTAAGCGCTTCTTCAAAGTTATCCATCTCATGGCATGCACGGCCCAAGGATGTCCATAATGCTTTATTGCCTGGCTGTTCTTGTAATGCTCTACGGAAGTATTGATAAGCAAATGCTGGCTTCTCACCCATAAGCCAGATATAACCTAAGAAGTTTAATGTAGCAGCGTCATTAGGATATACCATTAACACTTCATTAATAATAGGAAGTGCTGTCTCATACTGTTCTTTTTGTATGAGATCATGTATAGCTAACTGTACTTGCTTTAATTCTTCTCTGTCCATCTAGTCCTATAGTGAAACCATATTTTTCTGTATTTAGCTATTCTATCGTAAACTCTTTTGTTTCTATTAGACGTTCTTGTCTTTACTACACGTTTTAAATTACTGAACAAACCTTTAACGCTATATACTATCATCTATTGTCTTTATAGTTTGTTGCCACATACCATTACTGTAAGCCCATCTTGCTAATTCTCTAGGCTCTAATGTATGACCATAGTCATCAAACCATTTGTCTATAAAAGACCAGTCTTGTTTAATATCATCACGTTTAGCACCTGATAACTCTCTCATCTCTGTTAATACTTTATCTAGTTTTTCAGTCATTAGCACTCTGCATGATGAAATGTATATAGGATGAAATTCATTATCACTATCTGATACTTCAGTATAGTCTAAATAGTCTTCAAAAAAAGACTTAACTAATTCTTTTAGTCTTGCTTCCTTATCCATTCTTTGTAGTCAACTTGAGATATGGATAGTTTTCGTTTATTTCTTTAATTAATGCTTTGGTGTGATCTGGGTTATATATATCTATACCTTTTAACTTTAACTGCATTTCCACTACTGGAGGAATGCTAGCAAAGTGCGCCCATTCTTGTTTTACACCTTTATCCCATATTTCAGGGTTATCTCTTGCTTGTTTAATTCTGTCTAACATACCACTCACATCTTGAGTAGAAGTTAGGTAATATGTATCTTTAGCTGGGTCATAGTCAAAGTACTGACTTACACCTGTTACGCTATTGTGATCAAATAATATTGGCATATAAAAATAACAGAGGGAGAATTAACTCCCTCCATTATATCACTACTTAGCTATTAAGCACCTGTATTTTGTACTTTAGCATGTGCATCTGGGTTTTGAACCACTAATGCGTACTCTGCTGTGAGTAACCATTTTGTGCTGTCACCAGTTTTAGCTAATTCTTCTTTAGACATAGGACGTAAAGAAGCTAAGCCAACATAACCAGGATCAATACAGAGAACAGCTTGATCTCTCATGAAACGGTCAAGTTTAACTGTGTGATTACCGAAGTCAGAAACGTAAACGTCTGCTGCGCCAGTAATTGTAGCTTGTGTTGTACCTTGAACATTGTTGAACTTAGTAGCAATACCAGCAAAGCCAGAGAAACGTGCTTTGTTAGTTGCTGACATAAGAATTGTTGATGGCTCGCCACCATCTGTCCAAGCTAATTGTAAAGCTGACTTTAAGTCTGCTTCAATAAATGTTACAGAAGTACCGTCTGTAGGAGCTGCAACTGTACCGCCTGAGAAACCAGGAGTTGTACCAGATGTAGAACCTGTAGCGATAACTCTATTTACGATCCAAGACTCAATACCTGCTGATGTACGAGCTGTTGCTGCGCCACCTGCTGAAGATGCTTGATTACGTACAATAGCATATTCCATGTCACGTTTAAGTTCTTTACCAGCTTTCATAAGTTGGTAAGCAACTTCAGACTTACGACCATACTTACGTACTACGTCATAAGTGTTAGAAATTTGAACTGTCTTACGTGAAATTTGTGTGTAGTTACCTAACACAGTTGTTGCTGCTAATGTTGCGAATGATGCGTCATCACCTTCAACGTTTGCATTAGTTGTTGCTGCTGCTAATGCGTCTGTTTGCCATTGGTGATAAGTTTGGCCGGCGCTCATGCGCTTTGCCATTGATAATAATGGTGTATCTTCTGGAGAAATATCAAAGATAATATCTTCGAATGACTCCGCTATACCTTTACCGGTGTAGCTATTGGTTGCTGATGCTGCCATGATATTTTTTTCCTTTGTAAATTAGATCATTTGTTCGATAAGTTTTGTAGCCATATCTGCTTTACCTGTCTTACGTAATTGATCACGTAAGTTACGTACATTAGAGCTGGCTTCCGCTTTTGTATCTTTAGCACCTGGTCTCACTACAGGTTTAGCGCTTGATACTTTTTTCTTTACAGTAGAATTCTGTTGTAGTTTGCGCCATTGCATAGCGTCATGCAAAACCTTAACGTGTCTAGGATCTACAATTGAGTTGAGTTCTGCATCTGAAAAACCATACTCTTTGCCTACAGATACTAGTTGCTGGGTAGTCTCTTGACTCCAACCTGGTATCTCTTTAGCTAAGACTTCTTTTCCTTTTGCTACTCTATCTGCTATCAATTGAGCTTGCTGAGCTGCTATTTGTTGCTTCTTGGCCTCAAACTGTGAAACGAGTGCGCTACGTTGTTGTTGTAGCTGGTTATATGTAAAGAAATGTTTTTGCGCTTCCACAAAGTCATTATCAGACAATTCTTGCCAATTCACGTTACTGTATTGACCTAATTGTTGGTCTAATGCTGTGATCTTCGCTACATCATCAATTAAGACGTTATTAAGTTGCATTTGCTCTTGAAAGGCTTGCTCTTGCAATTTAATTTGCTGAGCATAGGCTTCTAGCTCTTTACGTTGTTCTGCTACTTGTTGTGTCTTTTGTGTGTAGTCAAGCCCTTGTTGTGCTAATGCTACGACTTCGTCTAGTGGCTTCTCAACTTCTTCACCATTGACCTTTAGCTTTAAGATAGCAGGAACTTCATCTTGCGACTGATCCTCTTCCTCTGCCTGATCATCCGGTGCATCATCTACGACTTCTTCTTCAGCTACTGCTTCTTCAGCAGGAACTTCAGCTTCAGCCTCAGCTTCTAGCGGTTGTTCTTCCGTTGGTTGTTGTTTTACTTCCTCTTGAATACTATCACCGAGCATAGCCTCTAAGCGGCTTTGTGGTGACTGTTCTGCGACTTGGTCACTCATAGTTTATTTCCTTTAAATTAGACAATAAAAAAGCCCACCTAAGTGAGCTTTAAATGGGCTTGTCCTTACCCAAATACTTTGAACCGTGGAGTATCTGTTTGTAGTTTAGCTAACTTACCTGTATTCATAACGTCAGTAAGTTGCTTCTCTATTTGGTTTAATAATTGTAATGCAATAACTAAACGGTTATGAGTCTTCTCGTCACCTAGTGGACTAGTCGTCATAGTGCTGACAATGTTCTCTTTAACTTTTGATATTGCTTCTTTAAATAATGGGTTCTCTAAAACTACCGCAGCTTGTTCGCCACGTTTAATTTCGTTTAATGAATTATCTGCCATATTAGTTTTTAGTTATTGTCCAATTTACTAATGGGTTTTTACGCATCATGTCCGTACCCATAAAATTAAATAATGGGTTACCACTTTGTGCAAATATACTTCCAATTTTATACATATCACTTGGGCCTTCCCAAGGTGTTGGTTGATATATATTAGTACTATAACTAGGCATTGTACCACTAGGAGCGTTAAAATTCAACTGTGGGCCTAATAACCCACCTATATATTGTCCTGCACCATATTGTTGTTGTGGCATAGATAAATACTGTGAAGCACCACCTTGGCCTAATTGAGGTTGCTGTTTTAATAACTCTTCAATAGTCATTATACTATTCCTGACTGTGCCTTAATTTGTGCTATTGCTAAGTCTGTTTCAGCTTTTAATTGTGCCTTAAAGCGTTCTAACTCAGCTTGAGCTGCTATTTTTTCACGCTCAATGATCACATCATTTTGTGAACGTAGTTGTTCTTGTTGAAGTTGAGCTTGTGCTTTTTGTTGTTCTATAGCTAATTGTCCTTGAACCATGATCTCTGCTTCTGAAGGTTTAGACTGCTGACCTTCTGGCTCAGGTGTATTAGCTGGGTTGATCCAGAATTCCTCTGGGTTTTTAAAGCCAGCATTCTGAGTAAGTTTAGCTAAAGCATTATAGATCTTCTCTGGTGAAGTAATACCAATAGATAATGCTTCTTTTTGAGCTTGTAGAATAGTAGCTAAGTGAGCTAACTGTTGATCTTTATTACCTGCACCTAGGCCCACAGAGATAGATAAGTCTTTACGGTCTTCCCATTCTCTTGGATCTACTTCTACCCATTTATTACGGATACGTACAATATCAGGTTTAGTAAGTGTAGTTCTTACTAGTCTATGTACTAACTTAAATAGTTCTTTAACACCTGTCTCTGCAAATGTACGTGCTACTAACTCAACTCGTTGTTGAGCAGCAGACATAATTTGTTGTACGCCTGTAGCTGTCTTATTAAGACTGTTAGCATCTAGGCCTTGGTTATATGCTGTGATACCTGTACGTTTTTCTTTCATGCTATCCATGTACTCAACCATAGCAAAAGATGATGCTGGTAGAGGAGGATGCGACAAAGGCATAATACCTGAAGATGGGTCACCTTCTACACGTACAATACCGCCTGGACGTGAAGTCAACATATCATCTAGGTTTACACGATCAGAAATAGCATAACGGCCATTGTTAGCTAGATACATGTTATCTAGTTGGCCACGTAGCAATGTAGACTTGATAAGCTGAATATCCATTGTAAGATCAGCGTATGATCTACCAATATGTCTATGTGGCATGATCATTGGAGTGATACATGCAAATGGTACACATTCCATCTTTTCTTTATGTAAGATAGTATTGCCTAACACTACTACTCTATGTCTTTCACCATCTAATTTAATGTAGGTATCTTTAACGAGTGCTTCATCTGGTAATAAAGCTCTGTCATATTCTTCGTCATAAATGTCACGTGCATTGGACTCTTCTTCGAATGTATCACGTAAGTCTGACATAATAGACTTAACATACTCTAATGGCTTATCAAATGCTTCTGCAATATCAGCCAATGACATGACTTCTCTATGCTGTACAAAGCGTGCATCATCTAAGTTAGGGCCTACAGCATCTACTGACACCATCATGTTTTCTGGTGCTACGTTTTCAATGCAGATCTCTGTCTTCTTCTCTGTAACCTTTAGCTTTACATCATGAAGCATAGGTTGAATGATGGTAGCTGGGTCTTGGCCCATAGCTAATGCTTGATCCATAAGTGCGTTCATATCTACACTAGGATCAGGATAAGCCTCATGCTCTAATACTTCTGTCTTTTCATCTGAAGCCAACATCTGAAGCTGAGCATCTGTCAGACCTTCGTATTCGTATTCTTCTTCTTCCTCTTCGTCTTCAGCGTAAACTTTAACGTATCCGTTCTTAGATAGTAATGCGTCTTTAAACCATACGTAGAATATCTTGAAGCCTTCATTCTTTTCCATGACCACATGGTTGACATAGTCAGTTTCTTGATCAGCAGCATCTTGATCTTCTGGGCCTTTAGGCTCAAACTTAACTACTTGGTCACCTGATACAAATACTTTTAATAACTGAGGCAATGCTGACTCAATAGTATCTTGCACGTCAAATGATACAACTTGTGATCTACCCTCAATTTCATTACCGAATGGTTCACCTAGGTAGTAATCAATAGCTGTAGCACGATCATTAGATAGAGCTGAGTCATTCACGCCATACGCAATGTTCTCTTCTTCTTCTATACGTGCAATAATTTCTAAGTCTTGTATCTTCATTAAACAATTCCTAAGTTTGAATATCGTATCTCTGAACTAGTCCATGACTCATTCTTCATGCTGTCTGCAGAGGTACATAAATATCTGAATGCGTCTGCTCCATGAGAATATTCATCATGCAATGGCGCACCAGGTTCGTTAGTTGCAGAGTTAATAGATCTGCGATAATGCTTTAAACAGTCAACAAGTCTGTTAGCTGACTTATCAAAATAAACTCTATGGAAGTTCATCCGTGCTATCTTGATGCCGGCCTCTATATCCATGCGAGGTACAATTCTTACATCCCATCCAAACTTACGCATAATATCTTCTGCTGATATACCATGCTTAAAGTCTTTAGACTGTCCGTCATGAGGTAAGTACATAGTTCCCCAATTATACGGTAATGCTTTTAACTGAGATGAATAACTATCTAAAGTTCTATGATCATCTTCTATATAACCAATGATGCGTAGATCTGATACACCTTTTTGACATAGGATAACTGACATTGAGTCATTCCATCCTAAGTCCATGACTACATGAACCTTAAGCATTGGATCATAAGGTACGTTAGTAATACGTCCAGCCTCCTGGGCCTCTCTGATCTCGTTAGAATATATAGCACCATCTACGGCTGCTTTACATTCACCTTCCCATATATTTGCATAGTCAGGGTTAGTATTTAAACTGTGTAAGCGTTCCTGTTCGAGAACGTCTGGAAACCAAGGGTTATCTTGGTAATTAACTTTAACTACTTTAGCATTCTCTGGAGGCTCTACGACAAAGCGAGTATATGTGTCGTCTGTATCTACATTTGGGTTGAATGATACCCAGATCTCTGAGTCTGGTTTACGTATTGTAGGTATTAAAATATCCCACGACTTCTTTGATACTGTTTGTGCCTCTTCCACCCAGACAATATCACATCCTTCAAAAGACTTAATGGACTCCACAGTATTAGTAGCCAGCCCAGTAAAACTGAACGTGCTACCGTTAAGACCACGTATCTCTGCTTCCAAAACTTCATAGAAAGCTCCTAGACCTAAAGACTGTATTTGATCGTTGAGCAAGGTATGCACCGACTGCTTAATAGATCTTTGTATCTCTCTAGCGCATAGTACACGCAATGGCTTATTGGCAGCCTGTATAAGTAATGCTCTAGCATAAGACCATGACTTGCCAGATCCACGTCCTCCGTAGCTTACCTTGTATCTGTACGGATCGAATAGAAATTGTAGCTTATCAGGAAAGGTTGCATTAACCTTCATCTTTTGGCTTTACAAAGTCTATAGCAATGCTTATAGGTAAATTAGATCCATCTACACCAGTTAGTTCTGTAGTAGCTACTGACTTACCGTCTATTCTATCGCCTAATTCTTTAATAGCTGATACATCACCTGAGGCTGCTTTATCCAATAAAGCCTCTGCGATCATGCGTAGTCTTTCAGCATCTGACTGAATGACAGCACGCCTAAGTGTTTCCGCCCATAACCTATTGTTTTTACTAGAATGTGTGTTACCTTTGTTAGCTTCTGAGCTACGTTCTGCTGCTAGTTTTTTTCGTTCTTCAATATCCATTGTTTTGCAACTCCTTATAGGTTGGTTGCCCTCTTAATTATCGGCTTAATAGGCCTCTATAGTACATTTGTTCTATGATAGCTGGGTCAATGTAGTTTTGCTGCATTGTCATGCCTGGGTTAGTTAAGTTTTGCATATATGGTGACATTTGTGAAGGTGCTGTCTTTGGCATAGCTCGCATCATTGCATTCATATCATCCGGTGTCATGCCTTGTGGAATAGTTGGCATTTGAGCTGGAGGTAATGTACCTGGCTGTCTTCCTAATTGAGGCATAGGTACTGGAGGCATTTGACCTGTAGGAGGTACATATTGTGGCATTTGTGCTGGAGGTAACATAGCTTGGCCTGCTAATTGTGGCAATGCTTGTGGTACTGCCTGTCTTAATGTGTTAATGTCTTGTTGACTGTACCCATATTGTTGAGCCAATTCTCTTAGCCTTTGGGCATCTTGTAATTGTCTTAATTGTTTAGCTAGATCTGCCATATTATAGCTCGCTTTCCCTGTTTTTACCTTTAAGTGGATAGATCATCCGTTGATATGTTTCCCACCATTCTTGACTATAGTCTGTATTCTGATAGTCTTTAAAGCATGGTGTGCCTAATGTGTGATGCACTAACTTAGCATCTGGGTTGTATTCGTATTCTGTTTCTAGCCAGTTCCATGTTTCGTCTAGCTTACCTACTTGTTCTTCAGGATATTTGAGCCATTCAAACCTGTGTAGGTATTTACCTGTTTGTTCTTGTACAAACTTAGGTGTAAGTTGTTTATTGAGCCAATGCCCACAATTCCATAACATAACGCTTGACCAATTCTTTTTAGGATAGTCTTCGTTCTTTGCACCCAAGTATTTAATAGGATGCTTTGTTGTGTAGTTATGCTTTACGACTTTGACTGCTTCATCATTATCAAAGTTAGCTACTATCTCTGCAATATCTGTTCGGCATATCATATCGCCATCTACAAATAATGCTATACCTTTAAAGCCATTTAGATATGGCACTAAAAAGCGTGAGTAGATGAATGCGTTGCTACCGTCTTTATGTGTTTCTTCGTAGTCTTTTAAAGTATTTAATGCTAATGGTGTAAAACTTACCGGTATAGATGACTTTTCTATAATTGACTGGCAAAAATTGTGGTATGCAACTGGTTCTACCTTGCCATCATATCCTACGTATATATCTAGTTTTACCACTTAACCTTGTTAGCCCAATAAGCTGCGGACATTTTTCCTTTTGCAATGTTTTTAGCGTGTCTTGCTTTAAATGACTTTGCTCTTGCTGTATCTGTTTTGTCACCACTTACGCCTTTTTGACCAAAGCGTATGAGTTTTTCCTGGTCACCTTGTTTAGCCAATACTGCATGGGACTTAGTAGGATGACTAGGTGTTCTCTTAGGTTTATTATAACCTGAAAACGTCTCTTTACCTTTTTTGATCATTTCTTTTTAGCTGTCTTTGCTGATTGTTTAAATGCTTTAGCAGTAGGTGCGCCTTTTGTACCTGGTTTACGCATCTTTTCGCCTGAGCCAGCTTTAATTCTAGCTCTCTTAGCTGCTATGTTAGCATAAAGACCAGGTTTACTTGCCACGTTTAGCTGCCTTTTTCATTGGCTTAGCTGCCATTTTGCTGCCTGTTTTCTTTGCGTATTCTTTGGCTTCCATCTTGCCTTTTGCTGTGTAAGGAAATGCTTTGACTCCACTTTTTGTTTTTACCATTGGCATAATTATTTACCTTTCTTTTTAGACATACCAGCTTCGCTAAGTGCGATAGCTACGGCTTGTTTTTTTGACTTAACTACTGGGCCTTTTTTTCCTGAGTGAAGAGTTCCTGCCTTCCACTCCTTCATTACTTTTGATACTTTCTTTGTCTTTCCTGCTTTTGTGGTTGGCTTCTTCATGAGGTATCCTTATAAACGTGTGATCATACTGACACTCAGGACATTGTTCATAGCCGGTGTCATCATACGGCTGGCCGCATGTACTGCAAATTTTGGGACGCATAAAATAAAAAACCCTACCGGTGAAGATAGGGTTTACGGAGAGTTACGGAGTTAATGGGCGTAGTTATCCCATTGCGTGATATTTTACCACGGAAATGCGTTTTGTCAAGGTCTCAGGCATTAATTCTTTTTGATACAATGGTTAAAAGGTTGTCCATAGCTAATTCTAACTTGTATTCATAAGCCAAAGGTTTTTTAGCATGCAAGTAACGGTGATATATGGCATCTTGTTGTTCACCAGGTAAGCTATGAATGACCGAGTCGACTACATGGACGTTAGAAAGGTCTTGTATATCTATCATCTCATCAAACGAGTCCACCGTTGACTCTCCCCCTGAAGAGAGTCCAACTGACTTAGATGGATAACCCAGGCGGTGATTATCCGACTTCATCCATAAGGCCCAGTCATCTAATATTTGCATAAGTCTATCAATATGGATCATGAGGTATTCCTAGGATGCTAGCATTAAATGACTCAATGCCTCTGTATGGGTTACGTACACTATGCTTATCATGATCTGCTGTATGTTTATAAACACTTAATATTTTAAAGTTTGGCATTGGATGGTATAGCTCCTGAAGATAATGTTTCTTTGGCTTATGATAGAAAAGGTTTTTACCTCCTCTGATCTCACATAATAATTCCCACTCTACAAGTTTAATGACTACAAATTTAATATCATTAAATTTTAAACCTACACGGTTTGCTATTTCTTTGCATGTAATAATTTCATCTTCAGCTATTACATCTAACAACATATCTTTCATGCGATATGCTTTTGTTTGTATTGCTGTTACTTTCATGAGACATCAACTTCTTTGACATGCCATCTATTATTTTTCTTGTACCATCCGTGGACTAACACAATCCAACCAGCTTTCCTAATGTGACCAATTGCAGTACTGTCTTTTATTTTTCTTATCCTTGCGCTGACATTACTTAAACTCGTGGTTTGAATAGCAACAGTATTGCCGTCTTCAGATATTGCAAGGACATCAATGCAGCCATAGAGATCAACACGCACTCGACCCCAGCTATTCCATTTCTCCACTATCTGAACTAGTGGGTAATTTTCCTTCTGAAGTTTCGCTAGTGTTAGTTGTGTTGGACTCTTGCCTGCCATTAAATTGATCCTTATTAGGTTTAGATGTACTTTCGTATAAACGTTCTAACTCACCTGTAGACTTATTAAGTTCATATTCAATTAGGTGTGGTGATGTGTAAGCACTTTTCTGTTTATTTTTAAATATCTTATCCCAATTGTCTTCAAAAGTATGTCTATCTGTAAACGGTCTTGGTGCGCTTCCTTTTCCCATTATTTAATTCCTATGATGTCATGTTCCCATAAATATTGCATGGTATTTACATAAGCTCTATTCCACATATCACGCTTTTGATCTTTAGTAAGTTTGTTACCAGCATCTAATTCATAATGACAATGATAACATAAACTACAGGTGAGCGCATCCGAATTTTTGAGACCCATGCCCTTGCCCTCGTTACGGTGTGCAGCGACTACAGTACCATCACTAGCACCGCATGACTGACATGGGATCTCTCTTAAAAGTTTAAGGAGTTTAGTGTTGCGATATATCACTTGGAAACCTAAAACCGTACTCAATACCAAACCGTCTTACCTGTTCAAGGTAGTCAGAAAATTCGTTAGTATCAAGATCAGTAGTTGATCTTACGTGTGTAACAGGACGGCCAGCTACTATTTTAGTTTCAGCGAGGTTCTGAAATGTTAATAGTTCATGAAGTTCATAGTCATGGTATCCAAGGTAGTCACCCAACTCTTTTAACATGGCCCAGTACTTATCATTCTGTGAGTTACTTCTTAACTTCTTACCACCGTCAGAAAACTTTACATCAACATGGCCATTAGTTTTAATTTCACTTTTGACCATATCCACGAACTCTTGGAAATTCACTTCGTTTACTGTCATTCTCTTTGCCATATTTGTTATCCCATCCTTTGCTTTTAAATACTTTTCCTTCATTAGACGTAGCTCTGTATTCTACAGGCCCAAATAATTCTTGTATATCTTTTAAAAACTCATTGGCTGTTTTCATGGACTCTCCTTATAACGTAAACCTTTTGGATCATACCAGAAGTTGAACGACCCTTCAAACTGAAAATTCCTTTGCTTTTGCACGAATATCTTTGCATCCGGAATAATTTTTAAGTCAGCATCAGCAGTCTTGCCTTCATCCTTCAGGCGCTCTTTGTATCTGTTCCTCCAGCAACATAAGATGTTATCGCTCAGGTTGCGCAGATGCGAGCTGCCCATGATGTCCGTAGCGTCAGGTATCTGCTCTTCATCTGATAATTTTCTAGTATGTGCGACTAAAAAAATATGTATGTTTAGATCTCTACACACTACCGCTAAACGATCAGCAAAAAGTTTTTGAGCATTGTAATTATCTTCAGCTATGTCAGCCATCTTCATAAGTGAGTCGATCACGAATACTTCAACTCCGAGGACATGCTTACCCCAGTATAATGTAGCTATCATGTCTTCAGATGTAGTAACGCCAGTTTGATCGTAAATATACAGTTTGCTGGACGCCCTCTCACAGAAGCGAGTAACGTATTCGTCTGTAGGCTCTTGTGATCCTAATGACTGGGCCAACATGCGTGCCATAGTGAGTACTGGCCTCATCTCAAGACTACTGACCAAACCTATTGAGCTTTTCATAAGACGCAATATACCTTGTGAAAGCCACATTGACTTGCCGTGGCCGCTAGGGCCGGTAACTAGTGTTACCTCCCCTGGCCGAACATGGAATTTATCATGCGTTTTAGTCCACGGTAGCGTCTTGCCAGCATGTATTTCAGTAGAGTAGTATTTAATGAGATCATCAATAAAAATATTTGCACTTTTAATTTTAAATTCGTTACCATAAGTTTCTCCGTTGTAAAAGTTATTTACTTCTTGTTGACTAACTGTCAGTTTATTAATTGCATCATTGAGGTTCATATACCACCTTCCCATGGCTTACGTTCAACTTCTATATCATCCAACCACCTCATTTGCTGAATGTACGTTATTGGAGCTGGCGAGTAACCATCCTTCCATTGCTTACTTTGTTTCATTGTTTCTACATGAGAAATAATTTGATCAGCTATTTGATAATACTTCTTCGACCTCCATCTTTCAAAACATTTTTGTTTAGCTACTTTTCTAATAGACGGATAAGACTTCCAGAATTTATTAAAACTTTCTTCTATAGCGACTTGCTCCACAGGATCTGTCTCTGTCTCTGTCTCTGTCTCTGTCTCTGTACCCCCACTTTGCTCCATGTTTGCTAGCACGTTGCTATCTAGCTCTTCTAACCATGGTGTGAGTGAAGATAAGCATTTAATTAATAAAGACTTTTCTATTCTTAGTCTAAAAGCCATAGTCTCGATAGCAGGTAAATTTCCATCAATATCCTCTGCTGCTAGTAACCATAAATTTATAAGCATTTTTGCGAATAATGGATCTAAATTATGCCATTCAAAGTCATCTAATAACGATCTATGGACTTTTATCCAGGGCGGACATCTGTCGTGGTAATGTTGATATTTACTCCAATTTCTTATTTTCATACACTCTCCTTAAGCGTAACACGTTGAAATATGGTATAATACACGTCCTTTCCTACAAAATTCAACTGTATCATCCATAGAGCGGTAGTATACTGCTAGCAAAAAAATAGAGCAAGAAAAATATTTTGCTAAATTACTTGACTTCTATTTTTAAAGAGATCAATATTCGTTTTGTAGTCTTTATTAACTAGGAGAGAATAATGGATACAAACAAAAAATTACCTAACTTAAAACCAGTACCTAAATGTGGTGAATGGGCAAACAATAACCCAAACGTATTTGAAAACTTTTTTAATAGAACTGGCCCTCATAGAACTTTAACCATAGATGAAATATTTGCTGACTTTGAAAATGATATTGCAAATATCAAAGGAGGTGAGTAATGGACGAAAGATGGTTAGACTATGACGAATACTTGGATCAACAAGAATTCTGGCGACAAAAAGAATTAGAAGAGCAGCATCAATTAGAACAGCAGGAGAAGCATGATGGATAACTGGGGATGGGATAAAAATAAACACCAGACCTGGTATAACCAATGGGACTTTAAAACTCCTAGGACTTATAGAGAGCGTTATGGTATTGACTATAAACGTGATCAAAGTTTTGAAGAAGAAACACTTGCGTCTAATAGTTTTATTGTGATAGTGTTATTACTCATCTTAATTTACGGAGGTTTTTTATGGATGAATTAAATAGAATTATTGAGCAATTACAGCTAATGAATGAAGATCTACGTGAGTCAAATGACAAAGCAGATCAAAAAGAACATTACATTAGAGAATTACAAATTAAACAGTTACAGGAGAGTAAAGATGACAGTCTTTAAAAAATTACAGGAAGCACGCATCAAGCTACAAAATACTGATCTGAAAAAGTCAGGCCTTAATAAATTTGCAGGATATAAATATTTTGAGTTAGGTGACTTCTTACCTACCATTCAGAATATATGTAATGAAATTGGTTTATGTGGCCATGTTACTTTTTATACAGATATAGCAATTTTAAGTATTACTGACGTAGAAGATCCGGCTCAGTTTATAGAGTTTAAATGCCCTATGTCTTCAGCAGCTTTAAAAGGTTGTCATGAAGTACAAAATTTGGGAGCTGTGCAGACCTATTTGAGAAGGTATCTTTGGACAAATGCGTTTGAGATAGTTGAGCATGACGCTATTGACTCAGCTAGACCTGTTGAGCCTGAAGCAGAAGTTATTACTGAAGCTGATATTGAAAAAGCTAAAGATACATTAACTGAAGCCAATGCTAAAGGTGAACTTAAAAAAGCATTCTTTGCATTAGGCCCAGTACTGCAAGAAAAACTACGTGAGTTTGCTAACGAACTTAAGAAGTCTGCATGAGTCATTTAAGTGATAATAGACGTCATAACGTAATTACGGCCAGCAATGCCTGGTCGGCTGTATATGAAAGACAAAAGTTATGGCGTCAAATGACTTTACGTGAGCCACCGTTTGAAGGTAATGACATGACTGAATATGGAAATATTCATGAGCCTATTGCATTATCTGCATTAGAAAAAGAGTTTGATGACATTGTAGAGCCTGGTAACAAATTTGTGTTACATGACAAATTACCATTTGGTGCAAGTCCGGATGGGTACTACCAAGGAAACGTCATTGAGATCAAGTGTCCCTATACTCAAGTAATATATCCTGAGATCCCAGAGCGCTATTACTTTCAAATGCAAATGCAAATGGAAGTATGTAAAATGCCTCACGCTTATTTTTATATATGGACACCTACTGAAACAAAAATACAAGTAGTAGACAGAAGTAAAGCATGGCTTGAATGGTATACGCCATTAGCGCTAGAGTTTATGAAATATGTTGAAGATGACATAGAGCCTAAACGCTGGACTAAAAAACCAATTTTTAATAAGGAGTAAAGTATGGCTGAATATGATAATAATAATAGAGCTGCAGGTTGGCTACGTGAAAGTAAAACAGGAAATAAATATATTTCATTAATGCTTAATGTAGAAGGTAAAGAATATACATTAGCATTGTTTAAGAATGAAGTAGAAGAAGGATCTAAAAGACCGGTGTATACAGGTAAAATTACACCAAAAGGCGAGTATGCTCCAAGTGGGCCGGCAGTTGAAGGTGAAGAGGATGTGCCGTTTTAAGGCGCATCCCCATACACATATTACTTGTTCATTACGTACATTGTGACTTCAAAGCCGAAACGCATTTCTGTAACTGCTGGAGTTGTCCACATGATATATTCCTCGGTTAGTTAATGCAATATTGCCATTTCATTAT